TTGACCCCCTGTTTTTTCGAATAAGTCAGCCTTAAAGCACTGTTGTGGTCGATAAGTCCAGGCGTTTTCTTCCTTGCGAAATAGAGACCATCCATATCGAAAGCCAGATTGCCCCAAAACCAATGCTTTATAATATCTCCCCGGTACCCTAACAGGCGGACCCCTTTCTCCTCTGTTGAATCATCGGCAAAATGAACGGCATCATCACAAACGAATCGACAGACTGATACCGGCACATTGTCCTGTCCATTCCAGCTATTCATGCTATGTTTTTCCTTCTTTCCCGATGCCGGCTCGAAACTTCCATGATGGGCTTTGCAATGTGATCGAGCTTCGGCGGCCGACCAGCCATTTTTCAAAGGATAACGATAGGCCTGTTCTTTAGACCCGCTTTCGCCCTTTTTTGTTGCAAAAAGAACTCGATATTTCTTGCCCTTATGTTCCCGTTCTTCGCTGCCGACAACTTTCCATTCCTTGGGGTCAAGTAATCGGCAGGCATGTTCATTTTCATACGGAATAAGGCACCGTCCTTTCTTGCTTCATCGACACCAACCGCGATAGGTTAATCGACAACAATGCCGATACCTTAGTCGACGGCATCCATCTTGATCTCATAGTCAAGTGGGCTTGACCCTGTGCCATCATGTTCCAATTTCAGGTTCTTGTTCGTGCTTACATCGATGCCGGCGGCCTTCGGCGCGGTAAATAGGAGTTTGCCTCCCGGGGGCAATGTCAGAATGCCAGTTGCATTCAACATAGTCATCGGCGCCGTGGCGGCCGCGCCTATCTTCAATCCTGCATCATCCGATTTATTGAAGATAAAAAGCGACTTTAACTTGGCTGGCGTAATTGGAGTTCCCAAGGGGTCCGTCTGAACGCTCAGATCGAGTGTTTCAGTCCCCGCATCAGCCAAGGGTCGTTTGTCGTGAAAGACACAGTTGGCCTGATTGTCTCCGATGCCATCCGTAAAGTTCTGACTGCGATCCAAACTCTGTGAATCCCTCGGCGTAGAAAGGTCCAGCAGTTTGGTCAGCGTCCAGTTCAGGCACAGGTTAATGTTCGAAATCAGTGACATATTTCTCCTTTCATTTCAGGACTTTGTCCGCCACTAAAACCACCTTTTTACTTTGCAGATATTCTTCTTCCTTTGCCCGCTCGTCGGTGACGTCCCTAAAATCGCGGCCCTGGCGGGCGCATATTTCGGTCCGCGTCATGGTCCCATTGGCAAGTTGCAGCTTATCCGCATCGGCCTCTTGATAGGGATTGACGTATGGCCAACGCTTGCACCAGATTTCATGCCTCTTCCAATCATCACGGGCCGTCAGATCGTGCCGCTCGATCCACTTGGCGACCTTCCAGAGCCAAACGCGCCTGATAAACGGTTTAAGGACCAGGTTCTGCTCGTCTTTCCAGTTCTCGCGGGCCTCCTGATATGCGATACGAGCATTCATAAAGGTCGCGCCCGAGAAATCGCCCGTTATGAGCATCAGGGGCAGGCATAAGGGTCTGCCGATGAAGGCCAGCATCCGCAGGACGAAACTATCGAATGCCGATGGCGGTCTTGCCTGCCCTATGGCCGCAATGTCTTCACCCGGCTCACCATGCCAGACCTGGCCGGGCTCGATTTTCTCGATTGTCTTTTCATCTTCCGTCTTGCCCGTGGCGCTCACGCCGCCAGTGTAACCCGGTGGCATTCCGGTGGTGTCATAAGTCCTGACCATCATGGGCCAACAGGCGTTGATTTTGGAGGCCACCAGCTCCGCATCGATGTAGCCGCACAACTGCTCAATGAAGTGGACCGAGCTTGTCAACGCCGGCTCACCGCGCGAGCATGTGAATCGTTCCGTGTTGAAAAGATGATGCACGATATCGGCGGGATATTTCTGGTAATCCTTGTTGGCAATGTAGCCCCATTTATTGCGCTTGCCGATGTAGTATCCTATGAGCCGTCTGGTCTGCTTGGAGAATGCCACGCCGTTATTGACATCAAAATATAGGGCATCATTCTTGCTTCCCCAGGGCGTGCCTACTTCCTCGCCCTCGATGGCCTGCAAGGAATCATCGAGGAAAAGCACGAAGGCGTCCCCATCCCGCCTGTAACTTAAAAAGAGCTTTTTGAGTAGACTTTGAAAATTGAAGCGTCCGGTTACGTCACCCTCTTTGGCGATCATCTCATCGTCCCAGAGCTGCTCCGCGGCCGCGTTCCATCCATCATCCCCGGTCCTGGCCTGTATCTGTGTTTCTGTGCCCACAACGCCGTTGGCTTCCACGCGAAGGATGCCGGTCACCAACGGATTGTTCCTGCCCATATCGCGGCAGATGTCCCTCAAACGGTCCAGGGCATCCGCCGTCAGTTGCTGATCCCCAGTACCGCCAAGTCCGGTCCGTTTGGTGCGAAGTCGGGACTTATCGAGAATGTCATAGCCGAACCGGTACGCCGCCCGTTTGTAACCGGCCTTTGGTGACACGGCCATTACCAGACCATCAAGCCACGATCCGGTCTTTTTCAGGAACGAATTTTCACCGTTTCTTCCCATTTTCAAAACTCGCCAACGCTAATTCGGCCCCTGTCCCCCCGGTCGACGCGTCTCTGCAGGCGCTCCTCGCGGTCATAGAGCGCCTCCAAATTGCCCCTTGTCCAAATTGCCCCATCGAGACTTATGGACTGGGCACCCGATTCAATGGCGGCAATGGCCGCCTGAACACTACTAAGCTGCTCAGCCAAGGTCTGACTCATCCGACTCCTTTTTCAGTTATGACTTTGCGCTCTGCACAAAGGGCGGGCAAAAGAAACGGCAAGTAAGTGAGCAGGCACCTACTTGCCGTTTCTTTCCTTTCGTCACGAATCAGTTGGCCGGCCGAATCGCAAACCCGCAGTTAGATTGTCAATTACTTATTCCATGAACACATTGTTTGGCCTTTCACTGTCCTTTTTTCACAACATTAAAAGATTGAGATTAAAGGATTGATGGGAGTGAAATCAAGAGTTCGTGTACTAAGAATTAGTACAAGGGTGAAAATCTTTTTAAGATTCGATGCTGTCGAACTTATAGCCACAATCCGAGCATTTGTGATGTCGCACGGGCAGGTCCCTCGTGCTGTAGACAGGCACTTTTGTCCTGCCGCAACTCGGACATTTAAGTTTGACATACTGGACGACGCACTTGCGATTTTCGTCCCTTTTACGGGGTGTTTCAGGCATATCCAGGTCAGGCAAGTCGTCCAGGAATCCGTCTTTCATGGCGCGAATATCTCCGGCAGATCATCTAAGAATGAGCCATGTTTTCGCCTCAGTGGAGGTTTGGCCGGTAGGTTCTTCTCTTTCAAAGGTTGCAAGGATCTGGCGCCCACGAGCTCCGCCGCGAAGGCCGAATAAACTTTGGCATCCCAGAGATGGTTTGGCAAATGCTCGTGTTTTAAGGTCCACACCATCTGAGTTCGTCCCCGGCGCGTCCGGATGGGCCTTTGCTCCTCCGATGTCAAATGAAGCATTGTTTCCTCATCTGTGCCCTTATGAAGGTGCCAAAAGCCCGCCCCTGGAGTTGCGGCCTCAAAAAGCAGACGATAAAGCCGGTTCTTGTACTCATTCACATTGAGGTCATAGCGGGTAAACAATCCGCCGGCGATACGAACGGCCCGATAAGGCCGGGTCTTGACGCTATCGTCACCACGCACCGGCACTATGGATAATTCTGTACATTTCCGGCAGAAATCTACGACCACATCAGGGCGATATCCACAGTCGATCGCCGTGCGGCTGATGTAAAAGACAATATCCGCATTATCCTCGGTCTGCCAAGCAGTTGTCAGAAATCGGCGCAGCAGGTCCAGGTTCGAGATTTCGGCAGTATCGCCCGTCTCGAGACGGCCCTCGAATATGCTCCATACCTCCGAAAGATAGCCCCACCCATCCACGCTGACCCAGACGTGATCACTTTGAATATCCACGCCCGCGGTCAAAAGTTGAACGCCCCGTGGAACAATGTGTTCGGGATAAGTGCCGACATGAAGTTTCAGTTTACCAAGGTCGGTAGGTTTGGTCGATTCCCGCCATGGTTCGGCAGCCTGGGAATTTGTAAAGTCTTGCAGGGGCAGAAGATTTCCGGTCCTCTTTGCCAGTTGGGCATTCGCCCAATCGCCGGCGAGGTCATCCATCGTCTGAAAGACCGGATGCAGCATCCAGGCCGTGATTCGACAACTATGATGTGTGGTGAAGGGCGGCCGGCCCATAAGTGCGCCGGAATCATCCAACTTAAAACCTTGGGGCACATACTTTCCGGCACTGACCGCGTTCCAGCGATCATATTCGGTCCAGGGGCGCCGGCATAGGGGACAGATATAATTACAGTGGCCCCCGGCGAGGTAAAGTTCCGGCGCAAGTAATTCACCCTGCCCATCTTTATCAAGACGGACATTCGCCCATCTCATGATGTGGAATCTACTGCAGAATGGGCAGCGGACGTGCCATTCGCAGCGGTCGCCCTTTTGGTACTCGGCATCCAATAGATCACCCGAATGTACGGGCGAGGAGATCGCCAGTAACTTGCGCCGCGTATGAAAGGTCCGTTGTCTTTTCTTGACCAGAGAGATAGGGTCCGCCTCTCTGCCAACCGCTGCCGGAAATTTTCCCACCTCATCGAGAATGACCTTGGCGACGGGATTATCGGCAAGGGCTGCAGGCGAGCTGGCCCAGGCGATGTAAAGAATCATGTTATCGAGCACGGTCTCTTTGCCCACGTTCAAGTTGTCCAGTCTCCCTCTCGGCAAATGTCGCAAGAGCCTCGGATTGGCTTTGAACATGGGTCTTATCCGCGTTGCCAATCTTCTTTTAGCATCCTCCTCGCGGGGCATGACGATCAAGGTTGGCGCCGGCTCGACATCGCATGTGTAACCAACTGCTATATTAGCCAGTTCGCTGCCGCCCGCCTGAGTACATTTGACAATGGTGATCTGCCTGGTAGTAGTGTCCGACCACCAGTCCATAATGGGGGCAAGAAAAGGCGTGTACTCATTCGACCAGGGCCCGGGGATATCACTTGTCTCCGCCGATAGTACATAGTTGGCCTCCGCCCAATCGGACATTGCAGGCCGGTCTTTTGAGCTGAGCCCCTCTCTTTCTTCCCATTGATCAGCAAGACCACTAAGTCTGGTTTTCGTTGAGATCATTCTTTAGAATCTCAAGGACCTTCTGATATGCTTTGGCCGCCGGCTCGGGCAAATAGAACTCGGCGGGCACTTTGCAGAGATCGCCGCAAATGTCGCCCATCGAATTGGTGATGATTTCAACGATTCGTTCGGGTTTTTGGCCCAAGCAGAGTTGCGCCATTTGTGGGGCCCTCTGTCGCACGGAATTGACAAGAATCTGGTATCGGTGAAGTATGCCGGCCATGACCTCCTCTCGCGGCAGAAGCTCGCGGCGGTGACGCTTCAACTCGAGCTCGATCTGTTCGGCCTTCATGGCATGAAGCCGGCTGGCCTGGTCATTTTTCCCACCATTCTTATCTGCCGCTTTTTCGGCCGTGAAAATTTCAAACCACCTTATGAAGTCCTTCAACTCGATTGTCTTATCCGGTCCCAACGGCAACTGATATCTGCTGATCCAGTTATGAATAGTGCCTCGCAACTGACCGGTGAGATTCGCAATATCGATAATTCTCAATCTTCGGGGGCCGCTACTCCCGACTTTGTAATCCATCTCCGCACGCAGGAAATTTTCGACCGCCCGAATTGCCGCCTGGTTGCCTTTCATGGCGGTCTTAACCAAGGCGAGTTTGATCGTGATGAAGGCCTCCTGCCGCGTCTGCCTCCAGGTATCGCCGGCCTCGGTATCAGTTTCTAATATTCTTTCTAACTCCTCTGCCCCGTTCAGGCTCAATCGTCTTGAGGCATCATCCATCGTGACCGGCACGGAAGCAAGGTTGCGGACGTTACGAAGAAAACGCCCCCGCTGCCAGGCCGCCGCGATCTCTTTATGGTGGGCAATAAGGTCAGGCAACTTCGGCAGTGATTGCTCGGCCTCGGCCATCGTACTGCAGTTAATGGCGAGTACCTTTACCTGCACCAGGTCGCACGATATCTTCCGTTTTTTTGACGCTTTTCTAATCTTGCTCACCTAAATTCAAACTGTGACAACCCATTTTGTCCACAATATCTTTTCACCTTCAAAAACGCCACTTTTTGGCCTAAAATTTATTTATTTGTCACAAAATAAAAAAAACTTATACGTGCGCCGAATCCGCGCGGCTTTGCCTCGCTATCAGGCTAAAGTCCAGGGAGGACCCATGGATAAATATTAAGATCATGCTAACGTTGCCTTCTTACCGGTATATTGTTCCCAGCGTTTGACTATCACGTCACAGTAGTCAGGAGCAATCTCAATGCCGAAGCATTTGCGCGACAGTTTTTCCGCTGCAATCAAGCTTGTACCACTGCCGAGGAAGGCATCCAGAACTATCTGACCACGCCTGCTTGAGTTGCGCATTGCCCATTCGGCAAGCTCCAACGGCTTCTGGGTAGGATGTTTGTATTCCTTGGTCGGGTCACGATGAACCTGCCAGAGGGTGCTTTCGTTGGTAGGGCCATACCATTTGTGTGCGCCTTTCTTCTCCAGCCAGCCATAAAGGCAGAACTCAGTCTGCTGGTTGTAGTCACCGTACCCGATGGCAAATGATTCTTTGGCCCAGGTGATTACACAGGAAACCTTGAGACCAATAGACTGCAACAACAGGTACATGGGGCCGAACTGTCTGTGGCCGTTCCAGATATATACAGGGGCACCGGCAGTAAGGAACTTGCTCACATTTCCTAAGATTGTACCCAACCATTTTGTGTATTCGTCCTGGTTTAGATTGTCGGAATAAATCTTTTGCCATTGGCGCGATTGCTTCGGCCGGGCCTTGTCCGGCTGAGGCCGGTTGCCACCGTAATAATCCACGTTGTATGGCGGGTCGGTGAAAAACAGGTGGATTTTGTTGTCCCCGACAAGTTTTCTTAAAGCTGAGAGCTTACCGGAAT